GCCAGTCATTTTTGCCAACGACCCAATTGTTTTGGGGCCAGAAGAATGGAAGCACAAGAGACCCACCTTGCGAGAGGGTCGGGTTAAGATAGATATGCATCCGTTGAGATCCCCGTATACGATCTTCAGGGACCCACTCTCTCGTTGGTGACGTATTATCGAGTGGAGCAAGCGGCTCATACGCGGCGATTGCACGTCCATAGTAAAAGGCGTTACCATTGATAAGGATTTTGACATGCAAAGTGGACCTGAGCAGATGGTAATTTTTGATCTTCTCCAGATTCCTGCCATTTTCCCAGAACAGGGACCATGGGTTAAGTCGCTCAAAAAGAGGCTGATCGACTCCCCAGGTATATTCTGCGATCTTGATTGGACGCGAAAACCATTCTCCGATGGTCGTGTCCTGCACCATGGCATCGTCACGCGTAGCATCCAAATGGACACCACGAGTATCAGTGAAGCCAGGCACATTGTCTCGAAACTGCATTGTTTCGCTGTTGATGAATGCGTCAGCAGCAGTTCCGGACTGAAATATTTTATGATTTGTTGTTGATTTTGTTGTTGGCCGTCTATGGTTGGGATATGACTGACCAAGGCCATGCCCCAAATAAGCCTTAAGATTGTGCAAAGCCTCTCTCTATCTATACATGAAAGGTCTACATCCAGTGGTATACGGCGTGTGATAAAAATGGTAACCATATACACAAAATTTTTGCTTCTCCGTAGAAGGCAGTATTCTCTGCCCCTGGCTTTTAAAGACCTCCAGCAGGTCGGTGTGATCATGGAGACCTGGCGTCATAGGAATTTCGTGTCCCATATTTGCGCCAAATCTTCATATGATTTGTCGAGGTATTCCGTGTAAAGATGATGTGCTGTAGCAGTTTGCTTCAAAATCGCACGCCATTCTTCATACTTCTCCTCTCCATGCAAAAATGATTCCAATAACATTGTAATCATCGAACTAACGGCGAGTTCTTCGAGGTCTCCTTTGCCGCTATGCATGTGTCCCATTTTCTCAATTGATTCCTCAGAGAGAGCTCCAACTCTAACACCCAGTCGTGGATGATATACACTCTTCCTCTTCAGAAAATCAATGAGATCCCTGTCGACCATTTCAGGCGGATCTCCGCTCTTTGCAGCATCAGTGATTTTCATTCCTATGCTGTCAAAATACGATTCACGAGCTGAAAATTTCGTTATCTCTCGTACTGCGGGGCGTGAACCAGCCTGTCCATCATCACCATATGTGATGATTCGCTCATTGTCTCGGTAAGGGCCAAGAGCCCAAAAGGCCTCCCAACCCATTTTCTTCGTTCCATTCACGTAGAAGGAAATTCGATTATGTAATGAATTTTCTATTGAATTTCCATATACAGTCACCGAGTTTCCAGACGACCACAAGAAACAAGAAATGATTGATCCATTCCAATTGATTACAGGGTTCCGTAACTCATCAGCAATGGCATCCATTATTGATAAATCCTTCTCCGAGTAACCAAACGCTTTTGCAATACCACGCATGATGTTCAATGACGCGATCATAACATCGGGACTTCTCCGTAAATCGTACTTGGAGTAATCCCAATCAACCATCATGTTGTCAGTGGCCAATTCTTGAACGTATTGCATTGTTTGCTCCCACTCAGGTCCTGCGCAATTTATTCCCACTGCGCACTCAGTCAAATGTGGGTGTCGTGAAATGAATTCAATCACTGGTAGGTAGTATTGCCTGACAATCAATGCAAACAAACATTCTAAAATGTAGAATATTCGCACCTTGTCAGAGTCTTCCGAAACTACTTCATCTTTCAGACATGTTTTCGTCCACACTCCATATTTCTTTCCCGATTTGAAACACTCCTTCATTTCCAAGAAGTGGTTCAGTGCGGAAGCTGAAAGCCGATACTGTTTACTCCCACAAGGTAGTGGGTCTATTTCTTCAAACAGATCGCTATACATTTTTGCTCCAGCACCTGCTCCAATGGGTCCAATTGAAGAATGCATGTTCATAATCTTCATATACATGGATTCTGGGACTCCATTCAACATTTCACTCAATGTTAGTACGCGGCACAATTCAGGGTTTTTGGCCTTATATTCGGGTATCTTCTCACGAATCGGCGAGATGTAATCCTCACAGGCCCAAGCCAAGGCGTCAGGTGGCACTTCCCATGCACCATCAGCCAAAATCTTCAACGCTTTGTTGTGTGGTTCCCACGGCTTTTTCATTGATGGGGCTTTCCATTTACATGGCTTGCCCATCACCTCCTCGAGATACTTACTGATCATCGATTTCCTCACTCTTGATCGATATCTTGGCAAATTAGTATTGTAGCCAATAATTTCAATCCCGCTGTGTTTCTTAATATCCTCAAATCCCTTTGAGGCAGGGTGTGGGCTGCCAAATTGTTCAACCATTTGGTACCCTAGCCTATCCTTTGGAATGATTCCACACTCAGCCATGTTAATGAAATCAGGATCTTTTTCCAAGATAGCAAGATATTTTGTGTAATCATCTTGCGTTATTTCCTGAGCATTTCCATACTTCCCTAGGAGACCATAATCTCCCGAAATGTGAAATCCAAGGATCACCCCTTTCTTAATCACAGGTGATCCACACGAACCAAATGAAGTTCTTGTTGACAGGTAGGTTACTCCCCTACCACAATTCAAGCCAGCGCAATTGACATTGTCAATGTATTTAGCGTTGACAGGTTCAGCAGTCACAGCAAATTCCTCTTTCTCATTCCCCAAATGCAACAGTCTGGCCGCATGACAATCATTTGCCTTATTTTTGGGCAAGTAATTGACAAGGTCCATACGCATTCTTGGACATCGAGGAACTTTGATTATAACTGCATCTTTACCTTCCATCTGTCGTAGGGATTTTGCGTAGACACGAACTTTGGTGTGGAAACCATTACTATCAATGTATAAGTCAGTCACGTCCTGAACTTCATCAACCAATGGATCAGGTTTGAAGAAGTGGCGTGGCAGTAACAGTTGCCCAGTTCGTAGCCATGTGCCACAAACAAAATTTCTGTCATTACCAACCTTGCCGACGACTCTGCACAAGTGTTTGCTGATAGTTCTCTCTGTTGCATCGAGTGACACTGAAGCGTCGACTGAACTCTCAGGAGCTTTCCTGTTGAAGAACATGAAAGAATTCCATTCTTTCGTTTCCTTTCCTTCGCGTTCTATCCCTGTTTCCGGTTTCCCTTGTCGTGCAATGTTCCATATGGAAATTCCACATAGGACTGCACCCATGACACCTAGCGCTGTAGGTATCGTGCAAAATTCCGAAGTATGTCGTTTTCCCCTCTCGAGTACACGAGCTCGCAACTCAGGGTCGCTTCTCGTGAGTTCTTGAAGTTCAGCAATTCGCATTGATAAGCCGAGAGTTCTTCTAATCCACATGTGTAGGAAAAACAAGAAGAAATACGCTATGGACATCACCATCGGAAAAGTCCACCAGCTGTACATCTTCTTTTCTAACACATGTATGAATTTCGTTTCTTCATAGAACCACCAGTAGCAAAGCTTACCAAGCAAGCGTTCAAACCAATAAAGGTCTACATTGTACTCTTGCCAGTCGAGATACTTCTCGGTATAAATTCCTCTTGCAGCATATGCATCCCTGTTATGGAAAACCTCTTCTGACCATTGAGGAAAGATCGGAATTGAACCAAATTTGGTAACCGTTCTTGTCTTCAAGGTCACAAGCTCCCACTCTCTAGGGTTGAATAAATGCTGCATACCAAGGAACAAGCCGTGCCCTTTACACCACGACCCAATAAATTCCAAGGAGAACATCAACAAAGTCAGCATGATAAAAATCAAGCAGGACCATGTGAAACTCCTCTTCAATAGTGTCGTGATGGGAAGGAAAATTTGTTTCTCAGCAGCCACAAATCGTATGTACCTGTTTTTCCAATCTCCTAACACGGTTGGTTTCCCATTTCTTTCCAACCAAGAGTTTGGAATCATACTTATTGATGAAGTGATCGCGCTCTGAGGCAGCCGCGAAATTTCCTCGACTATAGCCTCTCGCAAATAACCCTGTGTACTAGAGTCAATCGTCCAGAGCCACTTCATCTTGCAGAAAGGATTGATATATGGAGCAATTGCCTCCTTGGCAATTGACAATGACGTTGTCGCAACGAAATTCATCACTCCACTTTCTGGTGTCGAGAATGGTTGTTTCCCGCATTTGTTGCAAGGATCTTTGCCCTCGAGTCCGAAGTCGCATCGTTTGCCCGCAGTGCCAATTCTGACACACTTCGGACACATTTCTTCTTCTGATACTTCGCTCACAACAGATCCAGCCACCTGCTTCATTCCCTCGAAGCAAATTGCTTTTTCCTTTGAATTGCACCTGCAAAGCCATGCAATGCGTCTGCAGGTCAAACACGCTTTATCCTTTTTCTCTTTCCGAATGGACTCTAAATAATCCTCAGATTCGTAGTGTTTGATTGCAATTGCCCGTAACAATTCCATAAAATCGTCAGTTTCCAAATTGAGACTCTCTCCTCCAACGAATTTGAAATATTTTCTCTTTCTTACGTTGTTGTTGTATATAATCTCATAAACATCAAATTTGTGATATCTGTTGCTTCCATCAACTTTACTCGAATCGAATCTGCCATCTTCGTCAGCAAATTCGGGTTTTACTCGCATGCTGATGCTCAAATAACGTCGATTCCATGCTCCTGGTGTTTTCGCCACATGAATGAATGGTTCCTCAGTGTTTCCGGTTGAAACCACACTTATGTGATTGCAAGTGACCTTCGCTTTCTCCTCCAATTTCGATCTATTGGGATGATAAGGCACCGGGTCAACAAGAGCGAGTGTTAGTGTATACGCTTCCTCCAAGGACTTTGCAAAAGCTTCCTTGATTGGGCTTGTTTCGTTAAGTGTAATACACTGCGTACTGTTCGTGAGTTCGTCAAAGTACTTAGCCAACACATTAATCTGTGCATGGTCATTCTCTCTATACGGAACTCCAC